ACCCTATTGTGGGGATTCCTGATGGTGTTCCTGCACCAAAAGTTTTCTCTAACTTACCAGCCTGGATCTTGAGATTCTTGATCTCCTGGGCTACGTTATCTGGTAGGTCCTCAATGTCTGCATTGGTCAGTACCCCATCAAAATCTTTTATGTCAATGTAATTAGCCATTAACCAACAGGATAATTAGGGTATATAGGATCAATAAGAGCATTACTACTGGAATAATCAAATGGTAAGCCTTCTCCTATTACATTTGTGGCTGGATTCTGGTTGTATCTACCAATGTACTCGTATCCCCTGGCAAGTGCCGAGTTCATACGATCTGGCTGGTTTGACAGTCTCCATAACTCTGCTTCAGCAAACTCCAGGATCGCATCGTGGAATATGGCGTTCAATTCACAGTTTACTGCTGGTGAAGATGCCAGTGTAGTAGGTTCTGTAAGGTAATAACAATCCACATTGGCTGTATTGTTGTAAATGTATATCCTGCCTTTAAAAACAAAGTACACTGGTTCTGTACCATTAAAGGATACATATCCTGTTGTAAAATCTTTGACCATATCGAAAGATACTTTTCGTATAAAATTGCTATCATTGATCCGTATTCCTAATATTCCCAGTGGTCCACCAAATGGCTCTGATGCCAGGTCTCCTGCAAGAGTTGGCGTAAAATAACTTTTAAAGTGTGTGTCTACATCGTTATCGGTAGACATGGATATTCCAGTTTTCAAGACATGAAGGTCTGTAAGTAAATGTGGGTTCAGTGCCTGGATCACCTTGTCCTGGGCACGATTCAAGTATCGTTCCTTGATGGTATCAGAAAAAAGGTCTCCTGCCGAGTCCTCCATTCTATCTCCTAATATGGTGTTCATTTCAACTGTTGTCATAATTTCTCCAGGCTATACAGCCCCAGGAAAACCCCAGGGCTGTAATCGTTATTCAGTTACTTAAACGCCAGGAGCGTAAGTAGTTGAGGATTCTATTCCAGTAATAACACAATGAGCCCTTCTATTTGTTGCAATCATGTTACCATATGTATGAACTTTCTGCACAAATGTATTACTTTTTGTATCTTCGATCATATCAGATGCAGTGAACTTTGCACCAGAGTTAAAGAACATATGTAAATACTCTGTGTTTAGAAAATAAATACGACCATCAAATCCAAACTTGTCGTTTGATCCATCAGCCTGATCTTGTGCTGTAACTATATCCTGGTCAGCAACAATATCAATACCTCTAAAGTTTAATCCAGTGAATCCCATTGAACCCATTCTTTCAGACATTTTACTACCTGTTTTTCGTGGATCTAATTCGTTTTCTATAAGATCATACAATTCCTGGGAGCAAACAATAAGGTCTGGGTTTTCACCAGTTTGTGCTTTTGCATTTGCAACTCCTCTGGCTAACATTTTTAAAATGTAAGTATCTTTAGAAGCATCAACCATATCTGCTTTTGCAATATATCCACTTGTTCCAGCATCTGGATTATCATCACCAATATTACCAGTTGATCCAGCAAAATCAGTCGGATCTAATACTGGTGTTGTCCAGAACTGATTAGAAGCAGGAGAGGCTACTGTAGCAATACCACCTACTGTTGCATCTGCATTATTAAGTAATACGCCTAATGGATTGAAAGCATCTGTTGCCAAAGAAGTTGTAAACAAATTCTCTGCTACAGTTTTTTCTAACCCTTTTTGAAGGTTCTTTACTTTTGCACCAACAATGTTCTTAATAGCCTGTGGACTATTCATTAACAATGTCTCTTCCTTTGTTAAAAGAAAATGACCTGTTAGCATTGTAGGTTTGTACGATGCTGTTTGTGCAATGTCAGCCAATGCTGGTGTGTATGATAATCCCAAACCATGCTTATCACCAAATACACCTACGCCACCAGATGCAGATTCTACTGGTACAACGATCTCACGACCATTGAATGTTTTTGCCTTTGCCTTCAGTATTGCAAGTAATGGATGACTTTTCTTAAAGATGTTATCATACAAAACAGGCATATAATACTGCTGAATAAGGGCACTTAATGAAGCAGATCCTGTTTGACCTGCTGTTAATATGTTAGACATATTATGTCTCCTTTATTTCGGTATTTATGTGTTAAAAAAAGAAGCAACATCGATGTCATCGTAATTCGTGATTTTGTCCTGCTTATCACTCTTGACACCAACGCTCTTCTTTACGTTTACTGGGACAGATGGTTTTGGCTTTGCTTTGACCTCTTCCTTTGGTTTGTCAAAGTTCATTACCTTATAGGCTTCTTCCAGGGTAAGCAGTCTCCCATCCTTCTCATGTCTTTCGATTGCATAATCCAATACTTCTTGGGTTTGCTTATCATTTAGCGAATAGGTTGATTTGAGATCTGCCATTGACTGGTCCAAGACCTGTTGTGCTTCCATCTGTGCTACTTTATCCTGGGCTACCTGTAATTCAGATTCCCAGGGGTTCGGAAGGTCTTTATTATCCATCTGTAGGGACTGTTTGAACAGTTGCCCTGCTTCTTTACCGAGTTCATCTTCAATCGCTTCTACAAGCGTTTCAGAGAAATCTTCCGACTCTTTTATTTTCTCCACCAACTGCACCAAAGGCTCTACCGCCCTACGCTGATCGGCTACTTCCTGGGCTTTCTCCGTATTGGATTTGCTCCAGTCATGCCTGTTATCAGCATCTTTTTTCCAGGATTCTATGTCAGATAAAGTGTATCTTGAGCCATCTTCTGATTCAAAAACGACATCATCGTCTAATGTCTCATTGTCACTAACCGTATCGGTTTGCTCTTGTTCACCTTCTGAAAGTTCCTGTTCTGGTTCATTGGTTTCGGTTGTTTCGGCTGGTTCTATTGACTCTGTGGTCACAGCCTGTTCTGTATTTGATTCTTGAGTTGATTGCTCCCCAAGGAGTTCTCCAGGAATCGAAATATTGTCGTAGTCATCTGTAGATGGTTGCATTTCACCTACCATTGAATCTCCACTAAAATTTCCTACCGTTATCTTTTCAGATTCAGGTTGTACATTTAAATTATTTGTTCCTGTTATATTGATTTCAGTCATCTTGTTTTCCTTTCAGTTGGTCTTTCGACACTGGTTATTGAGTAAAAAAAAAGCCCAATGATCACCAGGTTATTCCTGATAGATCACTGGGCTTCTTTGTTAAAGATTGTCCCTATGTTGTTAAGGTTTACTTCATTCTTTTAGTTTAATACTTTTCCTTTCATTGATATTGGCTACGCCACCTTCAAAAAAGTTGATTTCAATTTTTCCTGTAAACTTATTTGCTATTTTCATTTGTAAATATGTAAACAACTTTTTCATTTAGTTGCAAAGAACATGAGTAGAACCGTTCTTTTTCCTTGATGTGGTTCTACCATATGCCTTACAGGGTTATTAAATTTTCCTGCTGTATAACACACGCCATTCAGATAGTGGTCCTTTACTTCTTTTGGTTCACCATCTACTTCAAAATATATACTTCCACCTGTAAACTCACCTGGATCAGATAAAAGAACTGTTGTACCATATTGACACCAAGCCATATGGTTATCCTCAAACTTTCCATTGACCAACTTACAGCCATCAAAATGCCATATATGTCCCTTTGGGCGTGTCTCAATTCGCCAGTAACTGGGACTTTGCAATATAAACTCCTGGTCATTTATCATTGATTGGTAGCGTTTTGCCACTTTTTGGATCAATTCGTGAGAAAAGTCAGATTTCATACCCTTTATTCTGCCCATATTCTTTAGTTTATGTGCTTCGTTAGGGGTAAGTAAGCCTAAATACTGTTGATACAATTAATACCCTTTAGACATTGCTAATGCTTTCTTGTATTTCTTCATACCTTCTTTGGTGTACTTGAACTTCTTTGTCTTACCTTTCATTTTTAGTTTTGGCATTGTATTTCCTTATGTTATGTGATGGGCAGAGTATAAACCTCAAGCCCTGGGTTGGTCCATTTCTGGATCCTCTCCCTGCCCACCAACCAATCCTGCTACGGTTATGATTCGTTCCTGGATGTCTCCAGGTAGTTGTTGAAAATCTGGTGATTCTGCAAGTGCTGGATTCTGCATTATTAATTGTGCCAATGCTTCTTCCCCTGGTCCTCCTGGACCTTCTTGCATTGTTTGTTCAACCAATGCACCTAACTGCTGTTGCATCTGTTCAACCTGTTGTATCTGTTGTTGTGGTGGAACTTGTTGATTTCGTACATACCAGTTCTGTATCACATCTTGCTTATCGGATATATTCAAGGCATTGACCACCTCTTCAATACCATAGACACCAACCTGATATAATTCCAGGGCTCGTTCTTCATTGGCAACTCGTCCCTGTGCAAACCTACTACCTGTGGTAACGTCCACATCAAATTCACTATCCTGGAGTCTCTTTGCAGTCCCAGGATCAAACTCTGGTGTCCCTTCCATATTGCCATCTGCATCGTACACAGCCATCGGATTAAAATCGGTAAACTCATACTGTCCTTCTGCATCTCGTTCTCTAATAGAACGTATCTCTTCATCAAAGGTCAATATCATCTGGACCATATATTCACCAATTTCTTTAGTAAGCCTTGCTACTTCCTTGTTGATCTTAAATCGTTGTCTGGTCTGACTGGCTTCCTGCAATGCAACAATGGCTCTACCTGATGTTACGCCACCTGGCTTACGACCTTGAGTTACATCGTTCACACCAGTAATACTTTCCATGAATTGACCGACCTGGGCAATGTAATTTTGTATGTATCCTGGTATTGGAGGTGGGACCTCAAAAGTTACGTCACTTGGATCTACTACAGTGATCTCTTCACCTGGAGCCCCTGTAATTGGTCTGGTCATCTGTCCTTTGGCTCGTTGGGTTACCTTTCTAATTGGAAATCCCATCTTTCTAATGTTCTCATTAACAGCACTAAAGGTTTCATTCAATGCTTTGGTCTGGGTACGAACCAGGTCTACCTCACCTATTCCCCAAAAATTGTGTGGTGATTTGTAGTTAGACACCATAAATACTGGCATCCTGTACAATTCCAATGGCTCATCTACCACTAATTGGTCCCCAACAACTATGGTATGCCGACCATTTGGATACTTCTCTTTATCTTGCTCGTTAGAATAACACTCAATGACCAATGCCATGTCGTATTCACTTTCCACATTGGCACTTTCTATGCCACCATTATCGTTTACTTTTTGATATGCTTTATAATCATCCAACTTTCCATCTGCTGGAGCCTTGATACCAAATTCTCTGTATATCCTGGATGTTTCCATTGGCACAGCAAACATAAAGTATTCACCAGACTTGAGGTCCAGGTCTGTTGCATATGGATGGGGTACTACTGTAAATGGATCAATAACCTGAACATCAAATCCTTTGAACACGCCTTCATCGGTAACAATAGGCAATATCTGCAAGAATCCGTTGCTATAAATAAGACTATCTTTAACTGCCTGTAATATCTGTCCATATAAATCAGTTTCTTCTACGATCTGCTGGAATCTTTTCTGCATCATCTCACTGAAAAAGATGTCATTCTTTTCCCTGGGCATTACATCTACTGTAGGCTGGAAATCATTAATAATAGGCAATATGGTCTCTACTA